ATTAATTAACTTTGTTCGAGGTTGTGTTAAACCATAATCTGCAAGTCTTAATGCTGTTCTATATTTGTCAGCACACATATTAATTGTTGTTCTAGGATTAACTAATGTCGCATTAGCTCTTTCTAGTATAGATACAAAATCTAACCAGCTGTCTTTTCTGGTAATACTACCACGAATAACAGCAACTGTCATTGCACCTACTTCAAAACCCTTATCATCTTCTTTATTATGAAATCTACGAACACCGTCTTTAAATGTTGTGTAACCACCAGTAAGTTTAAATAGGTAATATGGATATTTTAACTTATCACATTCTTCCTTTAATCTATCAGCAGTATGAAAGGTCTTTGCTTGTTCAGGTTCATCTGTAATAATCAGTAACCTTAAAAACGGTTTCTCTTCCTTTTCTTCATTTAGATAATCTTTAAACTTATGTACTAACATTTACTGTGTGGCACTCTCTTTTGTTTCGTCAACTTTTTTACCAATATTGTATTTTGCTGACAAGTTCCATTCTTTCTTTTCTTTAAAAGGTAAAACCTTAATCTGACTTAATGGTGCTTTATTCTCAGCATTTTGTGGTTTTGATATATCAATTAAACTCCAATCTTGTAATAGAATGGCAATTGTATTTCTTCTTTGTATATCGTTTTCAACAAGGGTTGCTTTCTTACCGTCTAAAGCAAATAATTCTTTGAAGTGTACAATATAATACTTACCTTGTTTGTGTAAAATGTGGCATGATTGGTATAATGTTTTATCTTTTCTACTTGCAACACCAATTCTTGTAAGGGTTTCTCTAACTTTTAAAAAGTCGTCTGGTTGTTTAATGGTGACCTCTAACATATCTTCAGCCGACCATGATATTTCTTCGCTCATTTTCTTTTTCTCCCGCCTTTTGATAGGCTAATTTTTATGTCTTCAATTTGTTTGTCGTTTAGTATGCTGAGAGCCTCTTTAGCTTTCTCATTACTATATCCATAATACTCTTTTACATACTCTATATTTTTCAATTTGGCTTGTGATAACCACTTGCCACCAAATCGCTTTGCTTTTCTTATACTATTTATATAGAAATGAAACTGTAGCTTCTTATCTAAGAAATGAAAACCGTTCATTTCATTAGCCTGAGCTATGGTATCATAGTGCATAGACAAACACTTGTTGATTATAAAGGGAGGATATTTCTTTTCCCATGTTAGGTCCTCGGTATCTAACAAAGGTTTCTTCTCAAAGTTGATTGCATTGAGATAATCTTTTAGTTCATACATAATATATTCCAATCAATTATTGGAGCGGGTGACAGGATTCGCACCTGCGACCTATTCGTTGGCAACGAATTGCTCTACTACTGAGCTACACCCGCTTATCATTATTTAAATTTACAACTGGCCATAATTTCAGTTAAACAAGCGACCATATTAATCTCATGGTCTGCAACAAAAGCTGCCTTGTACTGATAACCAGCAATAATTAAAATTGCTTGTGGTACTGATTTACTATCAAGTGAATCATACATACTATCATAGATACCTCTAAAAAGAGAAGCTGGTTCTTTGTCAATATTTTGAACAACCCACTTTCTCATATCATTAAACTTTTTATCTTTTAATGTTTTTACAAGTTCTTTAGTATTGGCTTCTGATAGACTAAACAATATACCACTATCAATCTTACCTCTAACAGAATACCTTTGAAGTTCATTAATAGTTCTACGAAAATCAGGATAGTATTTCTGTATTAATTCTGCTAATACTTTTTTATCAAATTCAATGCCTTCATCTGTTAATAGACCAGACATTCTTTCCATAAATGCTTTAGCAGTTTTTACCTTTTGACCATTCTTAATTGCAAAATCAATAACAGTACACCTACTATGTAGGGCTGGTATAATTTTGTTCTTGTAATTACAGGTAAATATAAAACGACAATTGTTATAAAAGGTTTCAATAAAATTACGCAAGGCAGGTTGAACACTATCAGCGTTCATATAATCTGCTTCGTCTATAATTACAACTTTATGATTGGCGTCTTCGGTAAGTGATACTGTACTAGCAAAATTCTTAATCTTGTTTCGTAGTGTATCAATTTGACGGCCTTCATCTGAACCATTGATGATGATATAATCAGCACCAAGTTCTTCACACAAGGCTCGTGCAACTGTCGTTTTACCAGTACCAGCAGTACCAGATAACAACAGATTAGGTATTTCTTTTTGTTTTAGAAACTGACTAAAAGTTTCTTTTATATCCTTTGAAAGGATACAATCTTCGATTGTTTTTGGCCGATACTTTTCGACCCACAAATAGTCTGACATAATATAAACTCCACTTTATTCATTATCTTTAGGCTTCACAATTTCATAAGATATATCATAACCACCTTTTCTATCACTAAACCAATCGTCTTCTCTTTCATAATCAAATTCTGCTAGAAAATCCATTAGTTTGTCATCTTCTTCGTCTGTTGGTTTGTTACCAATCTTTTCTGGTCCTCCCCAATCATCACCAAGATGTGAAATAATCTCTTTAAATCTATCTACAGAACCAAATGTTTCAGCAGCTGCTTCTTCATCTATTTCGTAAGTAAAATGACTATGTACACTATGATATTCTATCTTTTTTAGTTTTATATTTGCCATTAAAACTCACTATCTGGTTCTAATGCAATCCAATATTGGACTTTTTTGTTACGATTAACAAAGTGACTAATCTTTTGTGATGAAATACTTACATCATAGTCATCTGTAATCATTTTAAAGTTCTCTACTTTGAAGTAGGCTTTAAATGTTTTATCAGTTTCACCAACATCAATAGAATATTCATTTGATGATTTATTCTTTTTGTCTGTGGCAACCATATGTATCTTACTACCATTACCAATAACTGCAACATCAATTAGATTTAGTGTTGTAGCCGCTTTCATAAGTTTTGCAAAGTTTTCCTTTTTAAAAGTAAACGATACAAAGTTATCAGGCATTGTAATAGATTTCGTAGGTGATACGATTACTGATTTGTCTGCAAAGAAATATTTAATATTCTGTTTAGACTTTGCTTCATTGATGGTTACATTTGCACCACCATTAAAGTTTAGAGTTGGACTATCAAACAAGTCAATAGACCTCAAAAACTCTGGCAAGTCATAGATAGCGAATTCACTACCAAACTCCTCACCAATCTCAGCTTCTGCCAAGATATTCTTCATTGTAGAAATTGTCTGTACTGTCTTACCAGGCTTAACCAAAATGTTTTGATTAATGCTTGAAAAGTTTTTCAATACATCAATTGTATCCGTTGAAAGATTCATTATATATTCTCCTATTATTAATTTGTCAAGTATTTCAACATACTTTCTGGTGATGATTCACCATATGGGTCACTAGCCAGATTATCACTTTTTCCAGGTTCTTCAAACAAAGCTTCAATAACTCCGTTGTTTACAACCATAGAATATCTCCAAGACCTCTGACCAAATCCTTTGTCATCTTTACTGACAAGCATTCCCATGTATCTTGTAAATACACCTGAGCCATCTGGAATCATTTTGACATTTACAATATGTTCCTTTTCTGCCCAAGCATTCATAACGAAAGCGTCATTAACTGATAAACAATATACTTCGTCAATGCCTCTTTCTTTGAATTCATTATATTTATTTTCATAACCTGGTAATTGTTTACTAGAACAAGTAGGTGTAAATGCTCCAGGTAATGCAAAGACAACTACTCTTTTACCACTAAAGTAATCAGAGCTTGTCTTTTCGACCCAATCGCCAACTTCTCTTGTTTGAAATTTTGCGTTAGGTACTTTCAATTTATTCATTGATATGTCCTTCAAAAATTGGAGCGGAAAGAATGTACTGCCCAAACTTCTCCTGGTTGGAAACCAAGTGTTTTACTTTTAAACTATTTCCGCATTTGTTATTCATGTTACACATTATATAGTAAGTGACCAAAAAAGGCAAGCCTAATTTGGCCACTCATTTATTATTTTACCTGTACTAATTTAGACCAGTTATCCTTACCTTTTTCTTGTGGTAAGAAACCAGCGACTTTCATAAAGTCTGTTTTACAACCTAGGTCTTGTAGTCTTTTTAGACCTGTATTCCAGTCTTCCATAGTTCTTTCTCGTTTAATTGAGATAGAAGATTTTTTAGTTGGTCTGGACACATGAAATATCACTTGACAATCATTACCTGTTTCCAGATACTTGGTCATCATTCTATGATAAGTTCTATAAGCACTACCTTGTTTACACATAAAGGTATGTTTTTTGCCTGTCAAGTCACCACTAAAATTATACTTGGTTGCTGATTGTTCTTTAGA